AGACCCACAAGGCGGTGATGGTGCTGATGCATTCCAAGTACAAATGACCCATTACAGACAAAGATATGCAGAAGAATTTAACGCCATATTACGTGATGGAATTGAATACGATGAAGATAATAACAGTACAATTACTGTTGACGAAAAAGAACCTATCCATAAATTACGCCTAGTTAGATAATGGTTGCATCAGTAACCGCAAATTTTAATACAATAGAATTATCTAAAAAATTTAAAAATATTCAAAATAAGTTTCCGAATGCTATTAAAAAAGCATTAGCCAATGTATCAGCATTCCAGATAAAAAATATTAGAACAAGAACAGAAAGAGGTATTTCTGTTAATGGTAGTAGATTTAAACCTTATTCAAGAAAACCTTATTTTTTTAATATTGGCACAGAAGGAGGAACACCTGTTTACAAATCGTTTCAAGGTGGATACGCAGAATTTAGAAGATTTAAAGGAAGGCAATCATCATATCCAGATTTAAATTTTAGCGGACAAATGTTTAGTTCATTAACAAGCAAAATAACAGCAAGTAAGGGAACACTGTTTTTTAGACAGGCATCAGCAAATAAAAAAGCATTTTTTCACGATAAGGCAGGAGCAGGTAAAGGAAAGGTTGTTAGACCATTTTTTGCTATTAATAAAACAGAAGCAAATAAGATTGGACAGTTATTTGCAGATAAGATATTTAAAGATATAGGATTATGAGTATCAGAGAAAATATTGCCTCCAACATTATCAGCACTTTAGATGCAGTCACTACACCTATTGAATTTAAAAAGATAACAAGAGAACCATTTGACCCAGACGAATTAGCTGACCCACAATTTCCTGCTTTATATATTTCAACAGGTGATGAAGTAAGAGAAGATTTTGCTCTAGGTGATTATTCAGCAGGTAAAAGAAGTGGAACGATAGATTATGTGATTGTTGGTTATGTTAAAGGAACAGAAACAAACTTAGATACTAAAAGAAATGAATTTATAGAAGTAGTAGAAGAAACACTTGATACTGATAGAACTAGAGGTGGAAACGCACTAGAAACTAAAATTGTAGAAGCATCATCTGATGAAGGTACATTATATCCTTTGGGAGGAATAAGAATTGTGGTAAGGGTATTCTATGAATTTGTTAGAGGTACATCATAATGGCTAAAAGAATAAGATTGTTTTTACCAAATGGATTAGGAAGTATATCTGTTTGGGATAATGAACTAGACAAATTTTTAGCGAAAGGATATAAACTTTCATTAGAAACAAAATCTACTAGAACTTCAAAGAAAAAAGAGGTAATAGTAGAAGAACAAACCGAAACTAAGGAGAACGAAGAATGGCAACACAAGTCGGAACAAGTGGAGTAGTCAAGATTGGTGCTAATGCAGTAGCTGAAGTTACTGGATTTACCATTGATGAAACAAACGATACAGTTGAAGATACTTCTCTAACTGACACTGCAAAGTCTTACAAAGCATTAAGAAAAGATGCAACAGGTACTGTTGAATGTCACTATGACCCATCAGATACTAACGGACAGGTAGCATTAGCAGTTGGTTCAGAAGTTACTTTAGATTTATACCCAGAAGGTGCAGACAGTGGTGATACATATTACACAGGAACAGCTATTGTGACTGGTGTATCTCAAGCAGTAACACTTGACGGAGTAACATCAAGAACTATCAACGTACAATTTTCTGGTGGCGTAAGCACTACAACTGTATAATTTATAAATGCCAAAAAAGGATTATCTTGAAGGTGCTATAAATCATTTTAAGCATCAAGAGATTAAAATTATAGAAGTTGAGGAGTGGGGTTTAGTTGGCGAAGATGCCATTTATGTCAAACCTTTTACGCTACTAGAAAAATCTGAAATATTTAAAGGTGCAAACGATAATGATTTGACTGTATTGATTGACGTAATCGTCAAGAAAGCAGAAACAAAAGACGGTGAAAAAATGTTTGACCTTGAAAGTAAAGTAAAGATGAAGAAGTTTGTTGACCCAGACATTATTGGAAAAATTGCAACTTCAATCTTAAATAATTCAGACGACAATATCCAAACATTAAAAAAAAAATAAATTCTGATAACGAATTTAGATTTCATTTTTTCCTAGCAGAACAATTACATAAGACCATAGGCGAGATACTATCTATGCCTGTGGAAGAATTTAATATGTGGATTGCCTATTATGAGGTAAAACAAGACGAACAACAAAAAGCATTGAATAAGCAGAAACTACAAGGTAAAAGAAGATAATGGCTATTAATCAAATGTACATTGATATTATTGCGAGGAATAAAACCCTCAAAGCATTTACACAGGTTCAAGGGAATGTTGAAAAAACAAAACAATCAGTCATTAATCTTAAAAATGCTCTTATTGGTTTGGGTGCAGGTGCTGTTGTTAAATCTATAGTAGCTACCACTGCTAGATTTGAAGATTTAAGAACATCTTTAGCATCAGTTACAGGAAGTGCGGAAGCAGGAGCAGAAGCATTTGATTTTATATCTAAATTTGCAACACAAACACAGTTTGGTATTGAAGATTTATCAAGGTCATTCATTAAACTTAAAGCGGCAGGTATTACACCAACTGAAGAATTATTAAATGTTTTTACTAATACTGCGGCAATCACTACTGACCAAATAGGTTCGTTAGAAGCAATCACTGACCTATTTGCCAGAACTGTAAGTGGTGGACTTGGTTTAGAAGAAATTAATAGACTAGGTGATAGAGGTGTACCTGTATTAAGGATATTAGAAGAACAATTAGGATTAACTAGAAACCAAATTTCTGAATTTGGTAAAACAGCAGAAGGTGCAAGAAAAATAACAGATGCCTTTGCTAAAGGTATTCAAGAAGAATTTGGTGATGCAACATCTAATTTAGTAGGTAACTTATCTACACAATTTTCTAACTTACAAATTGCTTTATTAAATAATGCAGATGCTTTTGGTCAAGGATTATCACCTGCTATTAAAGATGCAACACAAGAAGTTACAAATTTACTTGTTGAAAACCAAGAATTAATTAAATCATTAGGAAAAGATTTAGGCGGTGCTTTATCTGGTATTTTAGATTTAATATTAGATTTAACCAAAGGGGTTAGAGAATTAAACAGTGCATTAAAAACATTTACAGATGACCAAGTAGGTTTAATTAGTTTGCTTGTTTTAGGTACAAATACACTAGGTATTTTTAATGATAAATTAGAAGATAATAAAGAAGGTTTTATATCAGCAGAAGAAAGCGCAGAGAATTTTCAAAAAAGTTTAGCATTAGTTGCAAAAGAAGTACCAATTCTTGAAGAAAAAATAAGAAAGTTAAATGCAGGATTTGAAGATTTCAAAGAAAGTACAGAATTAACAAACGTATTTAAGATTAAAACAGAAGATGATACTGAAGATGATATTTTTACTCAATTAGAAAAAATAAGAGAGAAAACTGGTGTTGGATTAGTAAATCAAATTAAAGCACAAAAAAGACAAGAACTAGATGTGTTAGAAGATATAAATGAATTAGGTTTATTAAGTGAAGAAGAATATTTAAAACAAAGAGAAAAACTAAATCTTCTATATGCAGAAAAAATAAAAAAAGCAAAAGAAAACGAAGTATCTCAAAAGGTATTATTAGAAAAACAAGGACAAGACCAAATCATAGGTGCGGTTGGTGATGCTTTGTCAAAAGTATCTGGATTAAACAAAGACGCATTTAGAGCATATCAAGCATTTCAAATTGCTATGGCAACAGTCAATACATTTAGAGCAGTATCAAACGCATTAGCGACTTATCCATTCCCATTAAATATTGCAGTAGGTGGTGCAGAACTAGCTAGAGGATTAGCAACAGTTGCACAAATTCGTTCTATTGCACCTCCAAGACAAACAGGTGGTAGAGTATTTGAAGGACAACCATATACAGTGGGTGAAAATGGTCGTGAAACTTTTGTGCCAGAACAAAATGGAACTATTTTACCTAATGGAGCAGGAATGGGTGCAACCAATGTAAACATAACTATCAATGCTAATGACACACAAGGATTTGATGATTTATTAGTTAAGCGTAGAAGTGTTATTGTTAATGTGATAAATGATGCTCTTAATAGTCAAGGAAAAGAGGCATTAGTTTAATGGCAGGTACATATCCAACAACACCAGAATTTGCATCTATCGGATTTAGTTCAGAACAAAAAACTATTACATCTACTACTGATAGTGGAAAGATGTTTGCAGTCCAAGTAGATGGACAAAGATTTAAATTTTCAGCAAGTTATCCACCAATGAATAGAAGTGAATTTGCACCTGTGTATGCGTTTATAATGAAACAACGTAGTCAAAAAGAAACATTCCAAATTGC